AATCAAGACTAAATCATCATTGCAAAATGACGACAAGTCAGAACTTGGTGACGATCTAGACTCTAAGACAGAGCGTGCATTCTCAGATAAACTTGAAGACCTTGCTGATGAAAGCACTGAGTATAAGTATTGGAAATTTGATAAAGACTATTTCCAAGATCCAGTCATCGGCTACAAACAGATTCTTAACGAAACTAAATCACCTGAAACATGGGATTCAGAAGATGAACAGAGAGATTATCGCACTCGTTACATGACTGAAGAGCAACTTGCTGCGTATAAAACTAAACAGATGTCAGAGTTTAATCAATTCAAAACTGATTCAATTCGAACTGTTAATTATCTCGTAAAAGAATTCGAGATGAAGAAGTCTGCGCAGATGCACAAACGTGCCATGGTATCAAAGATTGGCTCTTTGGATATGAAGAAAGTATATGCATACAAGTTGCAAGATGATTTGTTCAAGCGAGTTACTTCTTTACCACAGGGTAAAAACCATGGTATGATTTTGCTTGTTGACTGGTCTGGCTCTATGAACGATGTGTTGCAGGACACCATGAAGCAAGTTATTAACTTGGCTATGTTTTGTAATCGTGTTCAGATTCCATATCGTGTGTTTGCTTTCACTACTGATTATAATGATGGGCACAGAGAAAATAACTTGGAAGCATATAAAGAGCGGAGAGCTATCAAACGTGAGTCCACAGATCTGTTGGAAACTACTGAGAATTTCCACTTGTTAGAATTCTTTAGTAGCAAAATGACAACGTCTGAATTTAATTCTATGTCACGTCGTATTCTTGACTATCGTTTTCACTGGAATCCTAATTACAATACTGGTGGCACTCCATTGAATGAAGCATTGGTATATTGCTACAATACTCTTGGAACATACATCAAGAATAACGGTATTGAGAAAATGACATTCATCACCTTAACTGATGGTGAAGGTGGTTCATTGAATACATATAGTCAGGGTCGTCTCGATGATTCACGTACTGAGATTGTTAATAATCAGTACAAACGAATCAAAGTTAAGAACTTGATTAAAGACGAAGTTACTCAGAAGACATACGAGTTGCAACGCATGGCTGTTGAACAAACAGAAACCATTCTTAGAATGATTAAGGATCGTTACAATGTGGCTTTGATTGGTTTTCATATCTGCCAGAATCGTGGTCGTGATTTGCGTGGTGTATTGCATTGCAATCTTCCAAACTACAAAGGTGATGCAAACTCTTTGATTGAAACATGGAAGAAAGATTTCCGTCAAAATGGTTTTGCTTCTGTTAAAAATACAGGTCGTGATGAATTGTTCTTGATTCCACAAGCATCCACCAAGATTCAAGAGGGTGAGATGGACGTGAAAGCAGATGCCAATGCAAAAGCGATTGCAAGAAACTTTGGTAAGTATTTGAATGTTAAAAAGACTAGCCGAGTCCTACTCAATCGTTTCGTGGGTCTAGTTGCGTAAGTTGTTGATTTTACAGGGGAAAACTAATCCCCTGTAATCTGTAAGGTTATTGCATAAAAGAGTTGTCTTTTATTGCGATTTAGGTAATAATAGTCGTTATCGTTGAATGAAAGTAGTTTATTATGGAGAATGTGATGGCAAAAACTGATACGCAGTTCCGAGAAGTATTTGAGTCTAAACTCAGTGAGATGTACCCTGACACTGCCACCAAAGGCACTGTGAGTCGTCCAGAACTCATGAGTGTTATGAAAGCACTGAAGACAGAGAAGTATCCTCTTTGGCTTATGAAAGATAAAGTTGGTCGTGGTCTGTATGCAGTCGCTGGTGGCGGTGATGGACATACACCAGCTGTTGTGATTGGTAATAATGCATTGAAGGTTGCCCCTGTGAAACAAGAATCGTTTAAGGTGGACTACTCTGATATCTCAGCCCTAGTTCCAAAGAAAGATCCAAACTTTGTACCATTCGGTAACTATTCCGATTTGGAAAACATTATCAAGTCTGGCATCTTTTACCCTGCATACATCTCTGGTCCAACTGGTAATGGTAAGTCAACAATGGTTGAACAGATTTGTGCCAAGCACAAACGTCCATTGATTCGTGTTAACCTTAACATGATGACAGATGAAGAACAACTCATCGGCTCCAAAACTTTGGAAGATGGTAATGTGGAGATCGTGGAGGGTCCAGTCCTTATCGCCATGCGCAATGGCACTGCACTCTTGCTTGACGAGATTGATGCAGGTTCAGCCAATACGTTGCTTTGCTTGCAGCCGATTCTTGAGGGTAAACCATACTACTTCAAACTCAAGAATGAGATGATTGTTCCAGCCGATGGCTTCAACATCTTTGCCACTGCAAACACTAAGGGTAAGGGTTCAGACGATGGTCGCTATATTGGTACCAACGTATTGAACGAAGCATTCTTGGAGCGATTTGCAGTAACCTTCGAACAGGATTATCCTAATGCGAAGATCGAAGTTAAGATTATTAAGAATCTCATGGAAACTTATGGCTGTCTAGATGCCGAGTTTGCAGAGACACTCGTAAAGTGGGCTGAAGCAATTCGTCGTACTTTCGAGGATGGTGGTGTGGATGAAACTATTACGACTCGTCGTATGATTCACATTGTTCGTGCGTTTGCGATTTTCAAGAATCAGCAGAAAGCAGTTGAGTTGTGTTGCAATCGTTTTGATGCTGCAACAAAAGCTGCATTCATCGACTTGTTCGATAAAGTTGCAAACCCTCAGCCTGAACCTGTAGTAGTTGCAGAGACTGCTCCAAGTCCTTCAGACGAGGTGCCATTCTAATTCCCTGCAACTTATGGGGTTATTGCAAATAAGACTTGCCTTTAATCCCATCTTGTTGTATAATAGAACTTGTTGTGTTGGAAATTTGAAAACTTCTTTTAAGGAAATATATTATGTTGAAATTTAATGCTTTGTCTTTGTCTCAAAAACGATTTGTTGTTGCAGTGATTGAATCTAATCCTCAATACAAAAAAGATCCTCAGATTACTCTGAAGGAATGTGCTGCAATCTATTACACTTTGCGTGACCAGCGTACTGGTTCTAAGGGTGAGAAGATTGGTTATCCTAACTGGTTGTTCAACAAGAACAAAGTAGAGCGTGGTGTGTATCAGTTGCCAGTTCCTACTGATGCCGAGTTGTCTGCCTTTGCAAAAGAAATTGCAGACAAGCAGACTGCTCCAGTCGCTAAATCAAAAGCCAAAGTTGCGAAACTGGCTAAAGCCAAGACTGTGAAAGCCAAGACTCCTGCAAAGACTGCAGTTGAGAAAGATGAAAAGATGGAGATGTCACGTCTTCAACGAATCATCGATGAGTCTGTTGATGTTGATGGCGATGTTGAAGACTTCAATGCCATCCTACGTGAAAACGGCATCACTGTTTAATTAGAGTTTACCTGTCTTCTGGGGTTTTGCCATCACCCCAGAAGATTTTTTTCATTTGATGGTTGTTAATTATGGAGTTATTATGTCTAAACAAGAAATGCTTTTGACGCATCTACAAAAAGGTAAAGAGTTCACTGCTAAGCAGATCAAGTCCTCTTTCGGTATTGCTCATCCAGCTTCTACTATTCGTGATTTGCGTGAGCAAGGCTATTGCGTATATTCAAACCCAGCAGTTGTGAATGGTGTTGAAGTTGTTAAGTACCGTATCGGTCGCCCAACTCGTGCTATGGTTGCACTTGCAGCTGCAGTTCGTGGCTCTTCAGTGTTTACTCGCACTGCCTAAGTGAGTTATAAATGGACATTCTCTGAGTGTCCATTTGTCGTTTCATTTGGAGAATAATATGAGCACATTAGAGGAAGTTAAAGCATCCCAACTTGCCACAACAGGTGGTCGTAAATTTGATGGTGGTAAATTACAATATGGTTTACTACCACCACTGGCATTAAAAGCCACTGTAGAAATTCTAACATTTGGTGCAGAGAAATATGAACCAGATAATTGGAAGAATGTTCCAGATTCCAAACGTAGATACTTTGATGCAATGCAAAGGCATCTGTGGGCATGGAAAGAGGGAGAGCAAAACGATCCCGAGACTGGCAAGAATCACTTGGCACACGCAATGTGTTGCTTGATGTTCTTATATGAACACGATGTCAAATACTCTGTGGAGAATAAATGATTAAACTAATTATTACCTTTGTATCTTTATTCATTATTTGTTTTTGTGGTATTGAAATATTCCGCAAATTAACTAAGCAAGAGAAGTGGGAAACTATTAAGAGCGTTTCTTATAGCATTGCCATCTCTGGTTTAGTTATTATTTTGTTGTCAGTTCTTGTTGTTTTGTTTTAAAGGAAATTTATGAAAAGCGTTTTGAAAATCTCTGCATTGGTTGTTGCGTTGGCTATGGTCACTGGTTGTACTCGCATTGAGACTGGTGAAGTCGGTGTTCGTGTTGGCTTTGATAAGCAAGTTCAGCAAGGCGAACTCTTGGCTGGTTCGTTTAATCAAGTGTTGATTGGTGATGTGCTTACATTCCCAATTAAAGACGTTAACGTTAAACTCGATGACATGACACCAGTTGCTAAAGATAATAGCACAATGAAAGACTTCGATGCTGTTGTAATCTATAACATCAATCAAGCACAAGTTGCTGAGTTGTATAGTCAAAAGAGCCAAGCATTCCACGCTCGTCATAATGGTGACATCTATCTGATGTATAACTATATCGTTCAAGCTACACGTAATGCTATTTACAAAGAAGCACGCAAGTACGAAGCATTGGACATGGCAGACAATCGTCAAGCAATGGAACAAGCGATCAAAGAACAGATTCAAAAGTCTCTTGCAGACGAGAAATTAGATGGCAGTCTAATCGTTGGACAAGTTCTTATTCGTAACATTGTACCAGCTGACTCAGTTGTTGCCAGTGCCAATGAATTGGTTCGTGCCAAGAATGAGTTGAAGCAGAAAGAAGTTGAAGTGAAGACTGCTAAGATGGAAGCTGAACGTATGCAGGCTCTTTCTAATCAAGGTGCTCAGTCTATTGCTTATATGCAAGCACAAGCAATGATCAATATCTCTGAAGGTATTAAGCAAGGTAAGGTACAAACCATCGTTGTTCCAGCAAACTTCAATGCGCTGATGATGCCAAAATAAATTTGTCAAACACCTCGTTCTGAGGTATAATGTTTTATACATAGTAATGTAATCATTTGAATGGAGAAAGTAATGAAACTTAGTAAAGAAACCACTGCCCTAATTAAAAACTTTGCTGGAATTAACAGCAATCTACTTTTAAAGAGTGGCAATAAACTCGCAACAATCTCATCACAGAAGAACGTGATGGCTGATGCGACAGTAACAGAAACATTCCCTGACTTTGGAATCTACGATCTCAATGAGTTCTTGGGTGCTATGTCTTTGTTTGACGATCCTGAATTGGACTTTCAGGAGAAGTATGTATCAATCAGTCAAGGTAGTATGAAGATTAAGTTCTTTGCTGCAGATGCATCTGTATTGGTCGCACCACAAAAAGCGATCACATTCCCTGAAGCAGAAATCAATTTCACGATGTCTGCTGGTATGTTGAACATGATTAATAAGACTGCATCTGTTCTACGTGCATCTGATGTATCAATCGTTGGTGATGGCACTAATGTTATTGCAGTTGTTGGCGACAAGAAGAATGTTACTGGTAACTCATTTAGCGAATCTGTTGGTGCTACTGACAAGACTTTCAAAGTCAATCTGAAAGTAGAAAACCTAAAGATGCTTCCAGGTGATTATGAAGTATCAATCTCAAGTAAGAAAATCTCTCGTTTTAAATCTCCATCAAGCGACTTGGTATATTATGTTGCAGTAGAAGCTGATTCTACATTTGAATTCTAAATGACGAGAGGGTATAATCCCTCTCTATTCTTTGTTATGTTTGGAGATTTATATGATTGAAAGTCGTGATGAACAGTTTCTGTGGGTGGAGAAATACCGTCCACAGAAAATTGATGATTGTATCCTTCCAGAGTCTTTGAAAAAGACTTTTAAGGATTATATTGCACAGGGTGAACTCCCTCACTTCTTGCTTTGTGGTACTGCAGGTGTAGGTAAAACTACTGTAGCCAAAGCACTGTGTAATGAAATTGGTGCAGAGTATGTGATTCTTAACGGATCAGATACTGGTGGTCACATTGATACTCTCCGTACTACCATTAAGGGTTTTGCCACATCGGTATCTCTGACTGATGCTAAGAAAGTTATTATCTTAGACGAAGCAGATTATCTACAGGCTAACTCTACCCAGCCAGCACTCCGTAATTACATGGAGGAGTTTTCGGCTAACTGTCGCTTTATATTCACTGCTAACTATAAGAATCGTATCATTGAACCCATCCACAGTCGTTGTGCTGTAATTGAATTTAAGATCGATAATAAAGAGAAGCAAGAGATCGCTGCAGCATTCTTCAAACGAGCAACCACTATTCTTAGGCAAGAGAATATCGAGTTCGATCCTAAAGTCGTGGCTGAACTTGTCACGAAACACTTCCCTGATTATCGTCGTATTCTAAACGAACTACAACGCTATTCTGTTTCAGGTAAGATTGACTCAGGTATCTTAGTGAATATGTCACAAGAGTCTTTCAAAGGTTTGGTTAAACTAATGAAAGATAAAGACTTCACTGAGGTTCGTAAGTGGGTTGCCAAGAACTCTGATGCAGATACAACTGCATTGTTCCGTGAATTCTATGATACTGCCACTACTAATATGGATGCGAATAGTATTCCGCAGATGATTCTTATTCTGGCAGATTATCAATATAAAGCAGCATTTGTTGCTGACCATGAACTAAATATTATGGCAGCATTAACTGAGATTATGGCTCAGTGTAAATTCAAATGAGGCTAACATGGACATTCTTATTGTAGTTGGAGCAGTAATCATAGGTTTCTCTATCGGATGGAATCTCCGAGAAAGAGTTGCTGTCGTTAAAGCACATAGAATGCTTGCTGAGATCGAACAAGAACTTGATCAAGACACAGACCCAGAAGTAGTAAAGATTACTATCGAAAAAGATAATGGAATCTTATTCGCATATCATAAAGATAGTAGTCAGTTTATCACACAAGCCAATGATAGGAAAGAACTCGAAAAGAAATTGGCAGAGTTGTATCCTGGGAAAACATTTGGAGTCACACCAAAAAATTTAATTGAGATAGGATTTACATCATGATGCCCATTATAAGTAATTACCAAGAAGGAACACGTAACGCTAAAGTGTATAAAACAGCGAGTGGTGAGTATGGTGTTATTGTCTATGATGCAGACGATGACTTTAATGGATACGAATCGTTTTCGTCTATTAATCTTGCAGAAGATTTTGCAGAAGACTGGGTATTGAGAGCAGGTCGATGACACCTTTTGACTTTATCAATGCGATCAATCTCACAAAGAAAAACCTATTCGAAGAACCACAGGCTGATAAAGACTATGTTCCATTCCTAGTAAATCGTGGTTTGTCGTATTTTCCCGATACAGTCCTATATGCAAACGAGATGAATCGTAACTCGAGCATAGCTAAAGACTGGCAGTTTTCTTTTTTCCTAAATACTATACCAAAGAAGAAGAGATTCTCGAAGTGGCATAAGAAAGAAGCCGATACGATGGATCTCACTCTTGTGAAAGAGTACTTTGGATATTCTTCCGAGAAGGCAAATGAAGCACTAAGTATCTTGTCTGAAGAACAGTTGAATATGATAAAAGAAAAATTATACAAAGGTGGAAAATAATGACTGTAGAGATGATTTACTACGACTGGACACCCGAGTCGATGCTTGAAGTGAGTCTGCCAGAACCAGATAACTTTCTAAAAGTCCGTGAGACCCTAACTCGCATCGGCATTGCTTCCAGAAAAGAAAACAAGTTGTATCAATCATGCCATATCCTTCATAAGCAGGGTAGGTATTTCATTGTGCACTTCAAAGAATTATTCGCTCTTGATGGTAAAGAATCAAACATCACGAGTGGAGATATTGAGAGACGAAATGCTATCGCTGGTCTGTTACAAGACTGGGATCTACTTAAGATCCTAGATACTAGTAGAGCAGAGCAGAAGGCATCACTCTCTCAAATTAAGGTGGTCTCTTACAAAGAAAAAGACCAGTGGGAATTAGTTCCAAAATATAACATAGGAAAAAAATCAAAATGATTAAACTTGAATTGAGTGTTGAAGAGTGTAATATGATTCTTCGTGTATTGGGTAAGCACCCATTTGAAGAAGTTGTATCTGTTATTAACAAAATTAAGCAACAGGGTGAACCTCAAGTTGCAGCTATGGCAGCTGAAGCAGAAAAGTCTGCTGAGTTACCAGAAGCATAAATAATTCTCAGGGATGGGAAGATAGGCTGGTAACCTATTCAATCACTACCAAGAATTCACCTTAGGACCGCTAAGTTGCGAATCGTTGGTAAAGCTGACAGTACGTTAAGCTGTCGCTGGAACCAGTAACCAGCATTATGATATGCCTTCGGGGTATCAATTTTAATTTAACTCGCTTAATAGGAGAAACACCATGGGAAATTCATTTCCAAACATTGCATTATTTGGTCCAGGATTTAAGGACTTCGACAAATTCTTTGTCGGTTTTGAAGATCACGCAAAACAATTACAGTCTTTGCATGCTGATCTAACTAAAAACATTCCAAACTATCCACCATACAACATTCGCAAGAATGATGAGAATTCATACACAATCGAAATCGCAGTAGCTGGCTTCGGACAGAACGAGATCGATATTGAGATTGATGGTGGTAAATTAGTTGTTAAGGGTAATGTTGATGCAGCTACTGATGCACTAGAAGATAACTTCTTGTTCAAAGGTATCGCCACACGTGCATTCACTCGTGCCTTTGCTATTGATGACCACATTGAAGTTAAGAATGCAGAACTATTCAACGGTATGCTTAAGATTGCTTTGGAGCGTTTAGTTCCAGAAGAAGCAAAGCCAAAGAAAGTTCCAGTCAAGACAAAAGGTGAGAAACAGTTTCTAAACGAAGGAAACTAAAATGAGAATCCTAAAAAAGATTTTTGGGTTTTTTGTTGCGATGTCAGATTCTTTGCATGAAGCAAAAGAAATGCAGAGGAAAAGTCGGAGGATTCCATAATGAACTATTGGATTCCAATGACTGAAGATGATGTTGATTGGGTAAACGGTAAGTTACCGCCACCAACCAAGTCGTAGAAACTTTTAGGGAGTCTTCGGATTCCCTAAATAATTTCTATGATGAAAGCAAAACTATCACCAAACTTGATCTCATTCGTTACTGTTCGCAGAGGAGAATGGATTCTCAAAGTTTCTGTTTATAAAAATAAACAGATTATGGTTATTGCACAGCATTGTTATGAATTTGAAAAAATGATTATTCGTTGGTTTTCAGATTCAAATACAGCAGCAGATTTTATTGAACTACTTGTTATAGAGGATTGAAATGGATAAGATTAAAGTATTTAAATTGATTAATGGTGAAGAAATTATTGCAGAGATCTTCAATCATTTTGACAGTCACATCGAATTAAAATCACCTGCACAGATCGTCATGCAACAGACAAAAGATGGTGTTGGTGTAGCAATGGCACCATACATGCCATATGCAATAGGAAACATCGAATTACACAAACATGCCATTGCAAGTTCTGGCACTCCAGACGTGAAGATGGAGAATGAATACAGCCGATTATTTGGCTCAGGCATCCAAATCGCCTCAGCTGGCTCTGTTCCTACCTTCTAAAACAGGCTATAAAACACCCTCGAAACCCTCTCTCGTAGAGGGTTTTTGTCATTCCAAACCCTTGTATCTACAGGGGTTCTAATCCCCTCAGACTCGTAGGGTCATTTGCAAATAGTTGTTGTCTTTAATTCCGATTTAGGGCATAATAGTTATATTATGATGAGAAAAGGAAATGTGAATATGTTGAAAAATGCTCGATTGGCTACTGTTGGTGATGTGATTCGCTCTTATGATTTCAAACCGATGGTTGGTCGTGAAGATTGTTTCGTTGAAGGTAAAGTTGTTGATGCCAAAAACACTGAACATGGTTTCGATGCGTTTAAGATTCTTGTGTCCAAAGAAATTTTTGGTGGTGAGAAAGTTACTGACCACTTAGTTGGAAAGTTTGTTTACGTACCACATGAAGTTAGTTTCATGGAATACGATGGTCGCATTATTAACTTGTCGAAGTAATTGAGAGGAAAATATATTATGAAAAACAAAGAACAAAAACTTATTGTTGCAACAATTTACAACAAACCTGTGATGACAAAATCTGAGGCACGTGCTGAAGGTGAGAAAGCAATGAAAGCATTCTTGAAGAAGGGTGGAGTTATTCAGGTGAATGAGAAAACACGTAAAGCACCTAAGACTAAAATGTCTGGCAAGTCTTCACGTGGCTTTATGGGTGGCACTGGTGGATTCGCAACTGGTTACCCACGCAAAACTTTTGTTTAATTGATAGGGTCTATATTATGAAACTGCATATCATTACTCAGTACATGGAGAACTATGGTGCTCATGATTGGGATGGCGAAGGTGAGTGTCCTCAGTATTGGAAGATGAAGGGTGGAGAAGATTACTTCATGTCTCTTGATGGTTACAATGCTGAACACGAGTTTGCTGAGAAGAATCTTGAGATGATTGTTGACTCAGTGCGTGACAAGATTGAGTGGAATGATATTGGTAGTCGTCAGTATATCATCGGTTATGGTATTGTTGCCGATGACTTCATGACTGAGTTTGAGATTAGTCAGCTGGAGTATGATGGACGGATTGCTTATCCTGCAAAAGTATTGGAAGCTGCATGATTCTCGCCAAAGAAACCACTAAGTGGGATTCCCATCTTCAACCTAACCATACATATCTAATGTCAGATGGTATGACTAAGATTTATGGCTACT